GCTAAAGGAACAGATGGTACAGATGTAGGTACTACAATAACAACACAAGGCGATATACTTTACAGAGATGGAAGTGGTCTTGCTAGATTACCTGCAGGAACTTCTGGTCAAGTTTTGAAAACTGGTGGCTCTGGTGCAAACCCATCATGGGGAACAGACTCAGGTGGTTCAATTCTAGCAATTAGTCATAAAACAACTGGTAATACATATAATATAAATACTCAAAATAGAACAGCTACTTATAATTTTACTGGTGCGTCTTATGAAATATCTGAATTAAGTATAACAATGACACCATCAGCTAGTACATCTAAATTTATGATAAATTGTAATTTGCAAGGTGGACATACTGGCTCTTATGTTGGTATGGGTTGGCTTACTTATCAAGTTTCTGGTGGAACTGAATATGGAATAACATCTAGTAATACTAGAGGATTAACTTTTAGATATGATGGTGCAGATTTTACAACTAGTAATATGTCAAACCCAAGTATTGCTTGTTGCGTAATAACATCTCCATCAACAACTTCAGCAGTTACTTTTAGAGTAAGAGTAGCAACAGCAGATAGTGGTAATCCTTGGTATTTTAATAGAACACCTAACAATGCAACTGATACAGATGATGGTGGTTATCCTCTTTCAACAATGACAGTTTATGAATTAGCAGGTGGAAATACTACTGTTGCTAATACTGGAACAACTTATACTAAAACATAGGAGTAATAATAATGGCAAATAAATTAGCAAGAGATAAAGCAATATATGCAATAAATCCAAATGCAGAATTTACTATTAAAAATGAAACTGTTGATGGTTATGAAAGTATTGAATGGTTAAATGATACTGCACCTATTTCAGATGCAGACATTGACGCAAAACTTTCTGAACTACAAACAGCAAAAGATAATAGCGAAACTGCAAAAGCAGATTTAAAAGCTAGTGCTAAAGCAAAGTTAATTGCAGGAGAAGCATTAACTGAAGATGAAGCTAACACAATAGTATTATAATTAAATGGCTAGAAAGTTGACACCTAAACAGTACGCTGATGTGGCTACTGGGGTTAGACTTTCAAGCCATGAGAAACTTTGTGCTGAACGCATGAAACTATTAAACGAAAACATAAACGAATTAAGAAAAGAAGTTAAGAGTTTAAGAAATGATGTATCAACAGGTAAGGGTATGGTTAAAGTATTAGTATTTTTAGGTACAATTATCGCAACAATTATTGGTATATTTCAATTTAAGTAAAATGATTGATAAATTTCTTTATAGTTTTTTTGGTTTTTTTGATAAAATTATAGAAAATATAGAAAACTTAGTTATATCAAAAAAGAAAAAGAGGAAAAAGTAATGTTTAAAATAACAGCAATACTCTGCGTATTAGCAGTAAATGGACAAAACTTATGTTTAGAAGGTGACTTACCTTTAACAAAACAATTAACAAGTGAAGAACAGTGTGTAAATACTGTGTCTTCTATTGGTATGTCAGTCCATGAAGAATTTATGAGAAGACAAATAGTAATATCAATGAAATGTGAAAAAATAGGAGAAGCAGTATGATGATATATGGTGAAACACTTACACAATGGAAAAACCATGTTGTAACAAAGATTAAAGACAACAAAAAAGTATGTATAGCTTTTGCTATATGGTCAGTAATTTTATATTGGTTATAATTTATGGCATTTCCAATATTTTCAGCAATTAAACTTGCAGTAAATGCAGGTAGTCACATCTATAAAAAACGTCAAGAAACAAAAATGATGATGGCTGATGCACAATACAAACATGCCTCTAAAATGGCAACAGGTGAAGCAGAATATGCAGGTAAATTATTAGAAGCTAGACAATCAGATTGGAAAGACGAGTTTGTTTTAATAATTTTGTCAGCTCCAATAATGGTTTTAATTTGGGCAGTCGTAAGTGAAGACCCTGAAGCATTAAGTAAAGTAAAATTATTTTTTGAATATTTTTCACAGCTTCCCCAATGGTTTACAAATTTATGGATTTTGGTCGTAGCAAGTATTTATGGTATAAAAGGTACACAAATATTTAGAGGTGGTAAAAAATAGTTTATGAAAATAAATGAGAACACTTCGGTGTCAATGCCAGTTAGAAATTTACTTTCTATTATAGCGGCAGTAGCAGTTGGAGTGTGGGCATATTTTGGAGTTACAGAAAAATTAAGTAATCACAATACTAAACTTATAATGATTGAAAAAGATTTAGAAGGTGTTGTGGAGTTTTCTATTAAATATCCAAGAGGTGAAATGGGTATGTCTGCAAATGACCAAGAACAAAATATCTTAATTGAGTTTCAACAAGGTATAATTGAGAAGTTACAAGAAGACGTAGAAAAATTAAAAGATAAACAAAGACAATTTTCAAATGGAGACCATTAATGATTGAGAGTGTAGTGGCATTGCTTATGCTATTAAATGGAGAAATAGTTGAACACACATACAAGGATAAATTCTCTAAATGCTTGAAATCTAAGCGAATTGCAGAACGTGAAGTAAACCCTCAATCTGTACGTTTTGTCTGTAAACAACTTAAAGCAAAGACAGAAATATACATGGGTCAGAAGAAGATACTTAAAATTATTAACTAAGGAGCTCTATGGTAAAAAGTCTTGATGACTTAGTACAACCAAGTAAAGACGACATTATAGAAAACTTAAAAAAAGAAAATAAAGAATTAAAAAAAGACAAAGAAAAGCTAGAACGAGAAGTTAAAAACGAACAAGAGTCTAGGCTTATGGAATATCACACCCCTTAATTATGGCTAGAATAAACTTTAATCTTGTAGAATTACGAGAGAAACCTAAGAAGAGAAAAGGAAGACATGCAAAAAGACCAAACAAATCATTCAGTAGAAAAAAATACAGAGGACAAGGTCGTTAATATAGATGATATTGTAAAGGAATTACCAGAATTATTAGTTAAACACGCATATTCAAAATTAAAATCAGGAGAAGAGCTAACCGCTTCAGAGATGAAAGTATGTTTAGAGGTCTGTAAAACTTATAGTACAGATAATCTTAATAAGAAACCTGATAACATTTTAGATAGTGTACCGTTTGATACAGATGGATAAACGAATTACAAACTTCAAAAATTTTTTGTATTTATGTTGGAAACACTTAAATTTACCAGAACCAACACCAATACAGTACGATATAGCTGATTATCTACAGTCAAGTGACAAAAGATTAGTTATAGAAGCATTTAGAGGAGTAGGTAAATCATGGATTACTTCAGCGTTTGTCTGCCATCAATTACTTCTAAATCCTCAACGTAACATATTAGTTGTATCTGCATCTAAAAGTAGGGCTGATGACTTCAGTACATTTACACAGCGTTTAATCGCTGAGATGCCAATATTAAAACACCTAGTACCTAAAGACAACCAAAGACATTCTAAGGTTAGTTTTGACGTAGCACCTGCTCGTGCATCACATGCACCTAGTGTTAAGTCTATGGGTATTACAGGTCAACTTACAGGTTCACGTGCAGACTTAATTATTGCAGATGACGTAGAGTCAGCTAATAACTCACAAACACAACTTATGCGTGATAGACTTAGTGAGACAGTAAAAGAGTTTGACGCTATTATAAAACCAGAAGTAGGACGTATTATATTTCTAGGTACACCACAGACAGAGATGTCTTTGTATAATAGCTTAGAAGAACGTGGGTTTAAAACAAAGATATGGACAGCATTGTACCCAACTAAAGTACAAAAGATAGGCTATGGTCACAAACTAGCACCTATTATTGCTGATATACCTAATCAAGAAGGTAAACCTACAGATTCTAAAAGATTTGATGAGGTAGACCTATTAGAAAGACTTAGTTCTTATGGACGTAGTGGATTCAACCTACAGTTTATGTTAGATACTACTATGTCTGACGCTAATAGATACCCTCTAAAACTAAATGATTTAATTGTAGCTTCAGGTAGTTCCACATGGAACGAAGCTCCTGCTAAAATACAGTGGGCTAGTTCTCCTGAACAAATGAAAGCTATAGACCCTGAGTTACCTAATGTGGGACTCAAAGGTGACTATTATGTAGCACCATTGTTTATGTCTAAAGAATACACGCCGTTTGAAGGCACGATAATGTCTATTGACCCTAGTGGTCGTGGAGAAGACAAAACAGCGTATGCGGTGCTTAAAATGCTTCATGGAGTGCTTTATTTGACTGCTGTAGGTTCTTTAGAAGGTGGCTACTCAGATGACACTATGTATAGATTATCTAATATAGCTAAGAAGAATAAGGTAAACTATGTGGTTATAGAGTCTAACTTTGGTGATGGTATGGCTACAGCTTTACTAAAACCTATAATGGCTAAGATACACCCATGTGAAGTAGAAGAAGTAAGACATAATATACAGAAAGAAAAGCGTATCATAGATACTTTAGAACCTATTATGAATGGACACAGACTTGTAATAGATGATTTATTAATTAAAGAAGATTTCAAACTAGAACCTAATCATCAGTTGTTTAGACAAATGACTAGGATAACTAGAGATAAAGGTGCTTTAAGACATGATGACCAAATTGATGCAGTGGCTATTGCCGCTAATGCTTGGGTTGAGCGTATGGACAGAGACCAAATCTTATCATATAATGAACATAAACAAGAATTATTGGATAGAGAATTGGATAAGTTTATGGAAAGCACCGTTGGAAGAACAACACATAAGGACAGTTGGATATAATATGGATATACAAAATAAGATTGATTGGAAATTTATAGGAGAATTAGAAGGAGACAGCATTTATGGTTCAGTTCCTACAGAAAACTCTGGGGTGACTATAGGTATGGGTTTTGATTTAAAAGAAAAAGATACAAATTTTCTTAGTGTTAAAATGGGTTTGTCTGATTCTTTAGTAGAAAAATTAACTCCATATATAGGTATGTCAGGTACTAATGCAAAAAAGTTTTTAGAAGATAATCCTTTAATATTAACAGACCAAGAGAGAATGTTAATAAATGAAAGAAGTAAAGCTAAATACACAGCAGACATTATAAACCAGTATGAAACTAAAACAGGTAGAGTATTTTCTGAATTAAATGGTAAACAACAGACGGTTGTAGCTTCTATAGGTTATCAATATGGTAACTTTGATAGAACACCTACATTTTTAAAACATCTTACTAATAATGATTGGAATGGTGTAACTAGCGAGTTATTAAATTTTAAAGATGACTTTACTACAAGAAGACACACTGAAGAGCATTACCTAAATAATTAATAAAAAAATTTGAAGGGGTATATCGTAGTAGCGAGGCTAGATTTTCCCCATAGGGTTGCATTTTGCCACAACCACAGGCAAAAAAAAGCAGTAAAACAGCCACAAAAAACGGACATTATATCCGTTATGTGTTGCACATTGCGGCGGCTGTAGGTTTTTTATATTTTCGCTTGTCTTCGTGCTT